TATTGCAGTTTCTTTGTCTGTGTATTTTAATTTTGCTATGTTCATTATATAGTTGTTAAAGCGATACATTCTGCATCTGTTAAAGCTGTTGGGAATAATATAATACTATTAATAAAACTGCTATTTGCTGAATTACCAACTCCTGTTTGTAAATTATTTATAGTTCCTGCGGTTGTGGTGGTTGTTGAAGCAAACTTAACTCCGTTAGTAAAAAAACTTATTACATTTCCTGTTCTTTTTGCACACATTTTTGCTTTACCTAATGTTAAGGCATTAAGCATTGTAAGAGCACTTCCGCCTGTTATATCGCTTAAAGTTGCATTTGTACCTGAAACCCTTAAAATTCCTGTTCTATTATTTGATACATCTCTTGGATCTAAAATAAATTGCGAACCAAGTAATGGATTTGTAATATCAAGAAATAAAGTATAATCATTTACAATTAGTCCTTTTGAAATAAGATTTGTTGTTGAAAAAACATCCAAATTACGAGTAACAGTACTTGCTATTGTTGGAATGTAACTTGTGGCGTATGTTGCCGCTTCTAATTGAGCACCCCATAAATACGCACTTTTTATACTTGTACTTGTATATGAAGTACTTGTAGGACTATTTGTAATACCAACATATAAACCATAAAGAGTACTTGTTGTAACTGTAGCAGTAGCAGTAGCTATACATCGGTACCATCCGTTACCCATATTTACAACAGATGCAGTAATGCCTGAATCTTGTCTTGTAATAGTTCCGTTTTGAATATTAAAAATTACGTCTTTAATTGATCCAAAAGCATTAGTCATAAACTTAATACAGAAATAATTTATATCTACATTTTTAACGTAAAAAGATGCAGTATAAGCTGTACCTGAAGTAAAAGACATTGTATAATTAAATATATGGTCAAAGTTTGTAGCTATTGTATCGCTAACTTTATCAGCAGTATTTGTACCATCAGGAGCAGTAGTTTGATTTGCAGTAACTGTAAGATTATTTTTTAGCCAAAATGCGTTATCAAATTGTTGACTATAAAGATAAGTATTCGTTCTCTGTGGCTCTACTAAAATACTCGGACAACTTGAATTAGTATAATCTAATCTCGGTACGTTTAATCTATCAGTTGTAGGAAAGTATTCTTTTGCTGAAGTGCCTGATACTAATTGAGCTCCCCAAATAAATAAACCTGAAGTACCATCTCCTGTATAGCTGTCTACATTATTACCTGTTGAAGTACTTACTCTAAACTCAAAGCCTGTAGAAAACGATGGGATAGTCATTTCTAATTTATACCATCCGTTGCCTACATTAGTTATTTTAGCAGTAGCTCCATTTTCTAAAGTACCGATAGTACCTGCATCAATGTTAAACCACGCTTTAACGTTTTGTAAAGATGCATTTACAGAACGTAAAACTACCCAATTACGCTCTGATTTTTTAGCAAAAACTGAAAACGTATAAACTGAATCAGTAGCAGAAACAGTTTTCTGTACAAGATGATTAGCATTACTACTATTTTCCACTAATTTATCGGCAGTTAAAGTACCATCGGGAGCAGTAGTAGCATTTGCGGTTATAGATGAATTTATTTTTCCCCAACTTGCATCATTAAACTCTTGCGAATAAGTCAATAAATTATAAGGCGTAACCTCAATAAGTCCTGCACTATTAACTCTCGTTGCAGTAGTTGCTCTTGTAACGCTTAAATCTCCACTTCCATCAGTAGGTTTTATCGAATAAAGTTTGTCTTCCTTATACCCCGATGGCGTCACAACAAGGGAAGCACTATCAAATAAACTCATATATTTTCTATTGTATTAATTAAACATTGTTTCGCCTCAAACGTACCACTATCAGCAGTAACTCTCGCTATAAAATCTATTACATAATCGTATTCGTCACCTAATATTTCAGTTTCACCCGACCAACTTACAGAATAAACCGAACCCCAACTAATATTATTTGTGATAGCACCTTGCCCCCAATATATATCGTTGTTGTTTACGCCTTGTCCCCAATCTATGTTATTTGCCATTTTCTTTTTTTGTTAAAAATAATTCTAACTTCTTTTTGTTTTCTTCTTTAGGTTTATTATAAGTACCTACCTTTTTTCTTTTTTTCATCTACAACACCCAAGAACCAAAAAAGTTATCTGTATCAGGATACATATCGCCGTTTGAGTTTGAATTGTACTCAGGGAAAGTTGCATTGTTAAAACACATATAATCTATAAAACGTTGAGTATAGTGTTGTGCAATATCACGTTCTTTTTCTACCAAGTAATCTATTTCGTTTTTCTCTACACTTGTAGCGTTTTCCGAAGTGTGTTTAAATACTCCTTTGTTAGCTATTGTATAAGCAGCAAAAGGCAAGTATTGAACCATAGCAAAATGAATTAACATCGGTTTAATGTAATCAGTAAGCAAGTTCTTATATTTTAAGTTCCCAATTAACGAAATATCACCGCTGATAATTAACGCTTGAAACTTGTTGTATAAATCAGTTCCTAAATAGTTTTGAATAGTTATATCCTGTGCTATTTTAATATATTGGATAAAATCATCGACATCTAAATTTCCATTTAGTATGCTAAACTTCTTTACATCTTCAGTACTTATTAATAATGCGTAAGCCATTTTCTAATTGTTTTTAGGTAAAAATCCTTTGTTAGGCATATCTATTGGTCGTTGTGAAACTAAAGCAGCGTTCTTAATTGTATATCCGTATGCTTCAGCTTTTGCACCTGCTATTATTCTTGCTTTAGGTGAATTAACATCAATGTTTACACCTTCAAAACTTGCATAAACTTGTTTGTTCCATCTATGATGACAAGCTCCACCGCCTTTGTATAACCAAATTGAATAAGTATCAGCACCACGTGGTCCCCAACCTTTGTTAACCGCTTGTTCCGACATTCTAATAATATCTTCTTTACGATAAATCTTGTCAGCTTCAGTCATTTTTTGACAAAATAATCTACTCTTTGCTGTAGTTTCTCCTGCATAAACATAGCGTGTTATAAAACGTATTCCGTCAATGTTTTCGTCTTGCTCACTTTTAGCGTTTGGTCTTGCAGAACCTGTACTTACAAAATTATAAATTTTGCTTAATAAACTTTGTTTTGTTTCTTTATTTAATAATTCATTTTCTGCATCGTCCGCATCGTAATCTACTTCGCTTTCGTCAATTAATAACCAATTTTCGTTAGGTGTTTCTCCTAAATCTATTAAGTCATTTGCTACTTCATCGTCTAAAGTATTGTCGCTTGAACAACATACCTCGTGAGAAGCCATTTTAACGCCTGTTTCTTCTTCGTTTGTTTCTGCGTTAAGTGTATTTACATCTATAAAATCAAGTGGTTGTATTGTCTTAAAATATAGGTTTAAAGCAATCCCGTTTACAGATAGTATTTCGTCTAACGCTTCAATGATTTCTAATTGATAAGGTCTAATAACAATATTGTCAAATAAACGTGTTGCAGTTTCTATTTCATCTGCATTGTTTCCTAAACCACCGCCTGTGTCGCGAATACCTAAAAGCATTGGACTTGTAACTCTATGCCCTACAATTAACTTTTCAAAACATTCAGTACTTAAATACTGATAATGTGCAGGAGCTTCGTTTAATGGAATATCGTCAACTGTAGTTTTGTTATCTGCACTTGCGTTAAAAGATACAATCACTTTATCGCCTTTGCTTCCTGTTAATTTACGTTTAACTTCGTTTGCTACTTCTTGACGCTTTTCTTCAGGTGGTATGTTATTGTTAAAGTTAATTACTTTAGTACCGCTAAAACCATTCATTACATCGTTAATCAAGTAATCGGAAATTTCTTGCTCTAAAGTTGCGTAAGGTAAAGCACCTGAATAATCTATTGGAGTATAATAATGATAACCCGAAACATATGGTTTAATAACATATAATTCAACTTCTTTTCCGTTACCAAATTTAAAAGCAGGTATGCGTTTTAATACGTCACCATTTTTATATTTTGCCCAATCAGGGTGATAAAACCAAGCTTCAATTTCGCCTTT